TCCGGAAATCGGACTCGTCGCATGATACGCGTTGATCAACGCGTTGTTGCGGCAGACCCTTTGACCTCAGTTAATGAGTATAAGAGTCTGGGTGTTTATCTCGTTATTGACGAACCAGAATATGGGTTCGACGATGACGCGATATACGATGTCGTGCTGGGCCTTACTACTTGGCTCAGCGAAGCGAACGTGCTCAAGGCGTGCTCGTCACAACACTAGGTTTCATCTGTTACCTAGGGACGTGATTGGCCTACCTTGTGAGCCCCGTGGACTAGTCTACGGGGCTTTACGTCTGCTTTTGTAACTGTCACCTACCCCGTGTGGGGTCGGTGAAGGCGAAAGTTGTGGCTGGATCGTTACCCCCTAGTAAGGAGGAACGATGAAAAGCCACGTAAGCGATCACCTAAGTCTAGTAGAGGCTATCTATAGAGATGCCTCTGCAAAGTGTGGAGTTGAACCCAACTTTCGTGACATAAAAACGATAAGGTCACGAGTCGAACACGAGGGTTATTCGTTTTTGACGATAACCCTACCTGATTTTGGCAAAGATTTTGATCGATGCTTGGATCAGGCTCAAATTTCACCTACCCGCTTCCGTTCTTTTCGGAAAAGGGCTCGGACCCCTGCATTTATGCAGGGTTTCCTCGTGAAAGTGTTCGACAAAAGTACAGGAAGGATTCTCAATGAACCCTGTGTTGCTTCTATTGAAGCTATTCGCCAGTTGGCGTACGGCTTTAAGAAGCTTGAAATGGATTGCAAGCCCGAAAGGGTTCGCCGTGCCATCTCAAGGTTCAAAGAAAATGAGCTGGATCTCTCAGAGGAGATACCAGGTGAGGACCTCGTTAAATTTGACGAGGTCTGTAAAGTGTTATGGGGGACGCTCTTCCAAAAGGATTTCCTTGTGGTTGACAGTCTCCCGAAACATGGACCTGGAGCGACGGCAGATGGACGCGTTGGAAACAACAAATTCGTCTTCCGCCGTTGGCATGATCGCCTCGAACCCTACTTCCCCTTGCTCGGAAACGCGTTCTCATCAGAGAATGCCTACCAAGAAAGGGAGTTCGAGGACGTTGCGATCGTGCAAAGGGAACAGGAACAACCTGTCAAGGTGACTCCTGTTCCGAAAACTCTGAAAGGCCCGCGTATCATCGCGATAGAGCCTTGCTGCATGCAATATGCGCAGCAGGGACTTGCAAAGATTATTATCACCTCTTTGCAGAGGTCTGCGTTGTGCGGTGGTCACGTCAATTTTCGTGATCAAACCGTAAACCGTAGGCTAGCGTTGGTATCTTCGGCTGATAAATCGCTTTCAACAATTGATTTGTCAGATGCTTCCGACAGAGTACCATTGTCGTTGGCAATTCGCATGTTTGATTCGGTTCCTGATCTTCAGGGAGCCATATTAGCATGCAGATCGGAGAGTGCATTACTTCCTGATGGGTCCGTCTTGGACCTAAAGAAGTTTGCATCGATGGGGTCGGCTCTGTGCTTCCCGATTGAGGCGATGTACTTCTACACCTTATGTGTAGCGTCTCTCTTGGAACAGCACGACCTTCCTGTGACGTACTGGAACATCCATAGGGTGTCCCGGTCCGTCTATGTCTACGGGGACGATATTTTGGTCCCGTCGGCATTGACTCCTGGTGTCATTGACTACCTGCAAAAGTACTATTGCAAGGTAGGTGCTGACAAGTCTTACTGGACTGGAAAGTTCAGGGAGTCTTGTGGTATGGACGCGTTTAATGGCGTGCAAGTTACACCTTTGTACGTTAAGCGAAGCGTCCCTAATGGCACGCGGAACGCCAAGGCATTTTTGTCCACTGTCGCTCTAGCTAACAACCTCTATAAACGGGGTTACTGGCAAGCGGCTGCGTACCTAGTTGATAGGTGCGAGAAACACTATGGAAAATTACCCATAGTGGGACCAAGATGCAGTGGTGTAGGTCTTGTCTCATTCCAGCCTCAAGTATCTATCGAGAGATGGAACAAGAGGTACCAGACCCCTGAAGTTAGGGCCTGGCATGGTAGCTCAGTTTATCGCACTGACGAACTGAGTGGGCAGGGTGCTCTGTTGAAGTGTCTGTTGTCTCTTGAAGGGCCTCCGGCCTTGAAGAGGGATGATAAACACTTATCCAGATCCGCACGGTACGGCACCGTCGCATTGAAACGCCGGTGGACCCGCCCCTACTAATAGGGCGGTGGGCTGTTATAGTATTGATAATAACAGCAAAAGGAGC